CCGTTACCGCCGCTTGGGCGAGTAAGAAAGTTGCATTTGCTAGAAAAGAAAAACCTGAAAAAATTCTAATTATTGCAAACAAATTAGAAACCTCAGTTGAATTTGCGAATAAGATTAGGGCTTTTGTAGAACAATGGCCAAGTTGGGTTGGTATTGGGTTTTCACCTGAAAAAAATGCGGCCAAACATTATAAATTAAATAATGGTTGTGAAGTTAAAGCGGTTGCAACATCAAAAGATGCTTTGCGTGGTTACACCCCCACGGTTCTAATATTTGACGAGGCGGCGTTTATTGAGGCTGATAGTGATTTTTGGTCAGCTTGTATGGCGTCTCTATCTACAGGTGGTAAAGTTGTGGTTATTTCCACACCTAACGGATACGACCGTATTTACTACGAAATTTACGACCAAGCCCAAAGGGGTATGAATGATTTTAAAATCACGCCAATGTTTTGGTTTCGTGACCCTCGTTATACTAAAGACTTATATTTGGTTAAATGTGAGGATGTTATTCATTATTTGTTAAACAAGGAAGAATATTCCACAGATATTATAATTCAACTACCTTTAGATAATCCCTATGATAGGGATTATGATGAAATTTTTAACTATATGGAACAAGGTTATAAACCATGTTCATCTTGGTTTGAAAGTATGGTTAAAAAACTCAAATATGATAAAAGAAAAGTTTCTCAGGAATTAGAATGTAATTTTCTTGGTTCGGGTGATAACGTATTTGATTCAAATATAACTCAGAGAATACAAAAAAATGATATAAAAGAACCAAACGCCAGGTTAATGGGTAATCAACTTTGGATTTGGAAAGAACCTGAAAATGGACACAAATACGTTATGGGTGTTGACGTTTCAAGGGGAGATTCTGAGGATTTTTCTTGTATTGAGATTATTGATTTTGACACCCGTGAGCAAGTTTTGGAGTTTGTGGGTAAAATTCCACCCGATACGTTAGCGGAAGTCGCTTACAAGTGGGGAAACATGTACTCAGCACTCTGTGTGACTGACTTAACGGGTGGTATGGGTGTTGCAACGGCGAGAAGACTTCAAGAACTTGGATATAAAAATTTCTATATTGATGGAGTTGATATGTCAAATAAATGGAAATGGAACCCAAAGGCAAACGAAAAAATACCGGGTATTAATTTTAACAATAAAAGAGTTCAGATTATTGCGGCATTTGAAGAGGCAGTTAGACATGAATTTAAAGTAAGGTCTTCAAGATTATTGGGTGAAATGGGAACATTTGTTTACATAAATGGTAGACCTGACCACCAAAAAGGACATCACGATGATTGTATTATGTCAATTGCCATGGCATTATATGTTGCGGAAATAGCATTCCCATCCTTGGTTAAAGTGGTTAGTCAAACAAAGGCCATGTTGGATTCTTGGTCAACAGTAGTTAGTGAAAGCAAAGACCAATCACAATACTTTAATCCACAGATACCACAATTTTCACAAGCAGGAATGAATCGTAATCAACAATACAATCCTACAAGGGATGATTATGAAAAGTATCGTTGGTTATTTAATCCAAAGTAGTATTTATAAAAGACCTATTTGAATTAAATTATAGAAAATGAGTTCAGAACAAAAATTTACTGTTTGGCAAAGACTATCAAGAGCTCTTGGTCCTGATGCATTATTAAATCAGGATTTTCCTACCTATAAGTTTGATAGGAAGGAATTACTTCGTACAACGGATAAGGCGGAATACGAAAAAGAAAAACTTCAGGCAAGACAATCAATGTATTTGTCAAATCAATTTGCCAAAGTTGAAAGTAACCTTTACAATCAAGCAATTTATTATGAACCAAATAGATTAGCGAGTTACTATGACTACGAGTCCATGGAATATACTCCTGAGATTGCCGCAGCATTGGACATTTACGCCGAAGAATCTACAACACCAAACGAAGATGGTTTTATTCTACAAATTTATTCAGAATCTAAAAGAATAAAATCCGTATTAGCCGATTTATTTAATAATTCTTTAGATATTAACACTAACTTACCCATGTGGACAAGAAACACATGTAAGTATGGTGACAACTTTATTTATCTCAGACTTGACCCTGAAAAAGGGGTTATTGGTAGTATTCAGCTCCCAAACATTGAAGTTGAAAGATATGAGTTGGGTATGTCAGAAAGAATGGGTACCTCTAACATCAAAACACCTGACAATAGTAAAGGTCTTAAATTTACTTGGAAATCTAGAAATATAGAGTTTCAACCTTGGGAAATAGGTCACTTTAGATTATTGGGGGATGATAGAAAACTTCCTTATGGTACATCCATGTTGGAAAAATCAAGACGTACTTGGAAACAACTTTTGTTATCAGAAGATGCGATGTTAATTTATAGAACATCAAGAGCACCTGAAAGAAGAATTTTCAAAGTGTATGTTGGTAACATGGAAGATGATGATATTGAAGCATACGTACAAAGAGTTGCCAACAAATTCAAAAGAGAACAAATTGTAGATTCAAAGACAGGTAATGTTGATATGAGATTCAACCAAATGGCGGTTGACCAAGATTATTTCATTCCTGTAAGAGACCCGGCACAACCTTCTCCAATTGAAACTTTGCCAGGAGCAACAAACCTTTCTGAAATTGCCGATATTGAATACATTCAGAAAAAACTTGTAACAGCACTTCGTATCCCAAAAACATTCTTGGGATTTGAAGAAACTGTTGGTGATGGAAAATCATTAGCATTACAGGATATTCGTTTTGCTAGAACTATCAACAGAATTCAAAAATCAATGTTGCAAGAGATGAATAAAATTGCTATTATTCACCTTTTCTTATTGGGATTTGAAGAAGAAGTTTCAAACTTTACTTTAGGTTTAACAAACCCTTCAACACAAGCTGATTTATTAAAAGTTGATTTGTGGAAGGAAAAAATGTTGTTGTATAAAGATGTTGTTACAGACCCAGGAAACGGTATTCAACCAGCATCTTCAACATGGGCTAAAAAGCACATATTTGGTTGGTCTGATGATGAAATTAGAACTGACTTACTACAACAAAGAATGGAGAGAGCCATTGGTGAGGAACTTAAAAATACTCCAACAGTTATTGTTAAGACAGGTATCTTTGATACATTGGATAAGTTATATGGTACTAAAGAAGGAGCGGGAGCACCGGCAGCACCTCCAGGTGAAGTTAGTGAACCTGCAGCAACAGAACTCCCCGGCGGATTAGGTGGTGGATTTGATGCTGAGTTTGGTGGAGGAGGAGGAGCTCCTGAAACACCTGAAACCCCACCTGGTGAAGAAGCCGCAGTAACACCTGAATCTACCAGTATAAAGGACTTAAATATTCTCTTAGAAAATGATATTCATGGTTCAAAATTCTTAGATTTAAGTATTGGTCAACAAAACTTAGGAAAAATTGCTGAAGAATTGGATAAGTTACTTGGTTCGTAATATTTATTTATGAATCCAAATAACCCCCACAAACATGACATTCGGAGAAATTAAATCAATTATCGAAAAAAACCTACTGGAATCTTACAGTAATCCAGCCAACTTTAAGAAAACTCTTAGAGAATTCAAACATAATATTTTAGAAAACAAAGCTTACTCGAAGTTATATTCGTTGTATGATGACTTATCTACACCTAAAAATCTTAGTAGTGAATATGCTGAAGAATATTTGGAAGAAGGTATCTCGTTGATTAGATACATATTGGAAAATGTAAAATTACCAAAAAAAGGTGGTAATGTTGAAAACCTATACAAAGATTTAGATATCTTGGTATATCTTGATTCAATAAACATTCAAGAAAGGGTTCAATCTAAAAAGAATGTTTTGGGCGTGTTAATGTCAAAACCTAAAATTAATGAGAATCTTACACAGATTCCATTAAAATCTATGGTGACTATTGCTAATCAAACAATTCAAAAGTATTTGGATACTTTGGATGAAACAACCAAAAAGAACGTTTTTCACATTTTCGCCGGCAACCAAGAAGATTTAGAAAAAGAGTTTGAAACGTTAAAAGAAAATACAATTCAAAAATTATCTTCTTTAAAAGACAATGAATCTGAAAGTGATGTT